CGCCCCTTCCCATGTCTTTTGATCCGGCTGGTATCAGCTGCCGAAGCGCAGGAACTTCACGGCATCGAAGTTCACCGCGCCACCGCCAGTGCGCTTCGTCGTATAGAACTTCACGAAACCCTTGCTGGTCAGCGGATCGCGCAGCACGCGGATGCCGATGCGGTCAACGATGGTATAGGCCTCGCGGAAATCGCCGAAGGCAATCGCCAGCGAATTGGCCGCCATAGCCGGCATAGCCTCGGCCGTAACGATGCCATGGCCGACCAGCGTGCCACCCTGCCGCGCCTGGAAGTCGGGCTGCCAGAGATAATTGCCCTCGGCATCCTTCAGCTTCCGCACGGTCGCCACCGTGTTACGCCGCATCACGAAGTTGGCATTGCCCAGATAGGCCGGATCGAGGCTGTACACCAGGTCGATCAGCACATCTCCGGGCGATACGCCAGTGCCGGCATCCGGCGCGGCAAAGCCACCGGAGACACCGGTATTGATGTGCTGGAAGCTACCCCAGATCCGCGTGTCGTCATCGTCCAGGCTGGTCGGATAAGTCAGCAGCCCGCGCGGCTGCAACGGGGTGGTGCCGGTAAAATAGCCGGTGCCTTCCATGCGGAGGAACCGATCAGTGACCTTATCCGCCAGCCAGCCTTCGATATCGAACTGGCTGTCATCCAGCAGCTTCTGGGTGGTCTTCGGCTCCGCATACATCTCGACCACCGGGATCGACCATTTGCCCAGGGCCGGCGTATCAGTTTCCGGGCGGGCCTGCGTCTCTCCGACCCAGCCTGCCCCGGCTTCACCCAGATCATTGAAGCCTTCCAGCGCATCGGTGCCGATGGTCTGCACATCGGCCAGCTGGCGCATCGGGCTGATCTCGCGCAGGCGGGTGACGATCCGCCCGCTCATATCTGGCGTGACGGTATAGCCGCCATCCGGGTCGGCGCCGACGCTCATCTGCGCCAGGACGGCGGAGGGGGTGGACTGGCCGCGCCGCATATAGGTATTCAGCGCCGGACCATAGGCCCGGAAATCCTCGGCACTGACATCCTGGCCGGTATCGCGGCGGAAGCTGGCCAGCGCCTTGACCTCGTCGGCATTACCATCGCCGCCGCCGCCGATCTGTGCCGCCGCCTGCTTGGTCGCGAGATCGGCCAGCTGCGCCTGCAGATCGCTGATGCTCGCGTTGATGCGGTCCACCTTCTCCGACTGCACCGTGTCGGAGAGACCCTTCTTCAGGTCGGCAAGTTCCTTGTCGTTTGCCGCCTTGAATTCCTCGAAGGCGGTCTTGATATCCGCCATCAGCTTCTTCGCCTCGGCACCCGTCGCATCCGCGCGGACACCACCAAGGATCGCGCCGCGCCCCTTGCGGCTGTGAATATCCATCATGCCCATCTGGGCCTCCTTAAGATTTGAGGGTCGCGATGACCGACCGAAGGTCGGCCACGAGATCGCCAGCGCCAGGCATGGCGGCGGCGGCAGCGCCGGGCGTGCCGCGAAAATCCTTCATCAGGCTGCGCCGCTCGGAACGCGGCAGGCCGGCCTTTGCCAGCACCAGGTCCAGGCGGCGGGCCGCCGACTGCGCTGCAGCCTCTTCCTGTTGTTCCGTCACCTGGTCGGCCGGCAGGTAATCGTCGGCGAAGCCCTGCTCGATGGCGGCAACGCCACCAATCCAGGTCTCCGCATCCATCAGCGCCGCGATGGCATCCTTGTCCTGGCCGCTGCGGCTGGCATAGACATCGGCCATCGCGGCGTCGAACGGTTCCAGCATGGCCGCGATCTCGGTGAAGTAGTGCCGGTCGCCGCACGCACAGACCCAGGCATTGTGAATCATCAGGAAGCCGGACCGGGCGATCAGCACATTGTCACCGGCCATTGCGATGACGCTGGCGGCGCTGGCGGCATAGCCCACGATCTTGACCGTGACTTCCGCCGGATGCTGGCGCAGCAGATTGTAGATGGCGATGCCCTCGAACATGTCACCGCCGGGCGAATTGATCGAGACCGTCACCGGCTTGTTGCCGATCTGGCGGAGGGTGGCGGCGACCGAGGCGGCAGTGATGCCATCGCCCCAGAAATCGGCGCCGATCACGCCATAGATATTGATGATGGATTCGCCCTCCGCGTCGGCGGCGCGGATCTCCGCCGGCCATTTGGCAAGGGCGGAAACCGGGGCTTCCCATGTCAGACCATCGATCTGCAGGGCCTGAATATTCGGCAGCTGGCGCAAGCTCATTGCACGCGATCCTCTTCCTGTTCCTGCTGGCGATCGCCAGCGGCCGTGCCGGACGGCAGGCCCGCCGTGTTTGGCGGGTCGTAATACACACCGCCCGCGCCGTCCTCGCGGGGGTTCTCATCTTCCAGGGCGCGCACTTCATCTGGGCTGTACACACCCCATTGCAGCGCCTGCACATAGGCGGCCCAGCGGCTCTTCACGTCGCCGCGCAGCAGGCCGGCCGTCGAGAAGCGCGCATCCATGGTCTCGGCTTCGGCGGCCGACATCAGATCGCGCTTGATCGATTCTTCCCAGGTGCGCAGCCAGTCGGCCAGGGTATAGGTGACGAAGCCGATATTCTGCTGTTCGATACCGCTGCCCCAGCTGGTGCTCTTCTCGGTCGCGCCGATCAGGTGCGGCGGCACACCGAAGAACATGGCGATGTCATAACGCTGGAAGTCACGGGTCTGCAGGAACTGCGCGTCCTCCGCCGACATGGCCAGCGCCTCCGCCTTCATCCCCTCTTCCAGGATCATGTATTTGTGCGCGTTCTCCGCGCCGCCATGCTTCTCCGCCAGCGAGTCGCGCAGCCGGTTATAGGCCGGCTCGGTCAGAGTGCTGGGATGGGTGAACACACCGCCGGCCAGCGTGCCATCCTTGAACAGCCGCGCAGCCACATGTTCCGCCTGGATCGACAGGCCCAGCGCTTCACGCATGCAGGACATCACCGACAGGCCGCGCCAGCCATCCAGCGACAGGCCGCGCAGATGCAGCATATCGGACTGCGTCAGGGTAAGGCTCTGCCCGTCCGGCCGGGTGACATGATAGCGAATACTCATGTCGGACATCTGTTCCGGTCTCACCCTGTCCGGGTGCAGCGGAATCAGCCCGACCAGCCGGTTGCCAGCCATAACCTTGCGGGCGTACCCATTGCCGCGCAGCAACATCTGCGCCTGCATCATCTGGCGGAATTCCTTCGGAGTCTGCCAGGTATTCGGGCGCACCGTCAGAACATGGCGCAGCGGATGCCCGACCGCCGGCTTGCGTACCTTCTCCGATTGCCGGATCACCAGGTCAAGCGGCATCCAGGATACCGCGCCGCAGATGATCTGGGTGCAACGCCAGGCGGCTGCGACGCGCATGGTAGAGGATTCGGTAACGGAAACACCCGAAGTTGTTGCCATGCTGCCACCGATGCGCAGGAAATCCCGCATATCTTCCGGTGACATATTGGTCAGGTCGAAGCGCTGCGCCGTTGCCTTTGGGGCCATCCCAAGGGCAGCGCGCAGCCAGCTCGTCAATGCCATGCTTTCTGTCCTCGATCAGACCATCAGAATGCCGCGGCCCTCGTACACAGACGGGCCTTTCGGCGCTTCGGCACCAGGCGTAATCGCCCGGCCCAGCGCCATGATGCCGGCGGATATGCCGTCGATCCGGCCACGGCTGCGGCCCTTCGCCGGCATCTTGTTCTTGTTATCGTCGGTCTTGCAGACCAGGTTGGACGCCATCAACTGCAGCACCGGATTGCCGCCATGCTCCAGCTTGGCGTCCAGCACCATGTCCAGGAATTCCTTGGTCGGGTGCGAATAGCTGAACATGCCCTGGCGGAACTCACTGACCGGCACGCCCTGATCCATCAGATCAGTTTCCAGCGTGCCCGCGTTCCAGGGATCGAACGTAACCTCGCTTACCTGATAGGTTTCGTAATCCGCCATCAGGCTGGCCAACACATCATTGTAATCGATGCGGTTGCCGTCACAGGTCGATA